CACCAAGACAGGGATAACGCATTATAACACTAACGTCATCTGTAAGAGTAATAACATTTGTGTGGTCTTCTTTCATTTGAACACCAACTTCTTCCAGAGGAATTGAAACATTTACTGTAGTTTCTCCATCATCAGGACAGGTTACTCTTAACTCAGCTATCTCTCCAACAGATTTACTTCGTATCTTTAGAAACACATACTCAATGTCAAACATTGGCATCTTATATGGATCAACTTTATCTTCAACACAATCATTAATGATTTGAGCAAATGTACTTTCAATCACTTTGTCATCTTCTGATTCCTGAGCAATCATTAATGCTTTTTGTTCCTTCACAAGAAACGGCCTATACTTTATTGTCGCTCCTGTTGATGGTAAACTCAATTCATATTTTGCACTATTTAGTTTAGGTAGTCCCATAATTTTAATCCTCGATTTATAATCTATTCAGTATTTTTGGTATTGAACCTGTTATTTTTCTTTCAACTGTTCCAGCAAATGTAGTTACTAGTCGATCAGTTATGCTTGTGGGTTGAGCATTAATATCAAGTTGCGTCCAATATCTAAAAGAAAAACTTACTGTGTTCTTTATAATTTCATTGTTCGAACCCTGATTTAATTCAGTTGCTTCAATTGTCTTTGGAAAACATTCCCAAAGTTTTACTCCAAATCTTCGTTTGTCTTGTCTGTCTAATAAATACAAATCAATTTGAGCAATGTAGTCGTTGTAGTATCCTACGTTCCAAGTCTTTTCACTAAACGCTAGTTTTTGCCATTCCTCAAAGAACCTTCTTTCAGCAAGATCAGAACTTGCTTGAAATGATACTGATATATCTTCTGCGTAAGTTACTCCATCAACAATTGATCTTGTTGGCCCATATATGTTCGTATCATCAAGAGTGTTTAAGTTTCGGCCTGGCAATGTAATTCCTTCAACACGCAACGACACATCTCTTGCAGTGGTTGGGCCTTTATCCATACCAACCTTTTGAGTAGAATTTAAAGAAGAATTTCTTCCTATTCCTGTTGGTGGAATAATGACTGCTTCAAATCTATTGGGTACTGCGTAACCATTTTGAGAATGAAACCCAGACAACACATCGTTGAGAACACCAAATGCTGATGCTTCTATAAATTGTGCGAGACTTCCTGCCATTAGATCATACTCCTAGAGTCGCCCCATACTTCAGCTGAAGATGCTTTCTTAAATCTTTGCACTGGTAACAAACACGCAATTTTAAATTCACTTGCATCAACCCTACGAAACTGTGACTTTACGTTTGAATATAAGTATTTGTGTATAGTTGGTTTAATTATAGTTAATTTTTTTAACTTGCTGTAGTCTGCAATTATTCGAGTTTTTGTTTCATCAAGGTCTTGACTATTTGCAAAAGACATAATTCTATCTAACAACTTCATTCTTAAAGGTATTGGTAGATAGTGAAAGTTAATACCAAGAAACCCATCTGAGTATCTTTCTATCGGAAGCACCAGTGGAAACGTATCATAGTAAGGTAATTTCTTTTTAAATTTTGGATCATAGAAAAACATATTCAACTTACCATAGAATTGTTTTTTGTTTCTTTTACCATCTCGGATTAAGTCCATTGCAACTGGTTTGCCAAACTCTTTGATTTTAGCACGATACCATTTAACAGAACGGTCTGCTCCTTTAGTTTCGTCTTTAACTGATTGTATGAAATTACTAGTAGCCATAACTCTATTTATAACGAATGTTGAGATGATCTTCAGTTAATATCTTAAATTCCATATTGTTGTCTAAACACCACTCATTTGCATGTTTCCATTTAGATTCATTAATACCCCATGTCTTAACTTCATTAAACCATCGTTTATTCTTTCTTTTAGGTTGAGATGGTGGTGGTTTACATTGAGCTTTAGGTTTGACCTCTATAATAAACTTTTTAATAGAACCGTCATGTTGTTTTGTCTTTATGTAAAAATCTGGAAAGTATCTGTGAATCCTTCCATCCCAAGGTGATAAATAGGGTATAATGATCTCTTCACTGCCCCATTCGATAATAGAAGCACTGGAGTCACAATAGACCATGAACCTACGTTCCCAAAGAGAACGATAAATAACTTTAGAATGATCCCCTTTATATTTTTTAGGGTTTTTTGGAATGTATCGACCTGAGTATGACATAACTTATAAATAGTATATATAAGGAAGAATTATGGCAATATTAGACGGTTTAAAAAATGCAGTTACAGCAAACGTAACTAGGTCAGCAAATAAAGTTGCTGTCAATGGGCTAAATAATATTGTAGGTGATATATTTGGTGTTAATCCAACTAATCCAGCAGCTGCACTAACCAACAGACCAACAAAATTTACAACTAAGAATCTTGCATATCCAGCAGGTGTTGAAGGTGATGACCAACAAGGTCATCATATTATATTTGAAATTTTAGAACAGGATAAAGCAAAATTAAAATCTACACAAAACAAAAATGCAATAGCAGAATTTGCAAAAGCAGTTGAGTTAGAACATGGCAAAGAAGAGATCGATCAAAAAGCACTCGATGCAGCTAAAGATTTATTAAAAGCAGAAACGGAAAGAGTTGGGAAGCTAAAATCAGGTGCAGGTGGTGGCAGCAATTCAATTCAACTTTCAAGAAATGCAACAACTAGAATATCTGCTTTGATTGCGTTGTATATGCCTGCTTCAATATCTGTTAGTTATAACTCAAAATATGGCGAACAAGAAATTAGTACATTGGCTGGTGCAGCTGCTGGTGCGTTAGACGCATTTGCAGGCAGAAGTGGTGCAGATGCTGGTTCTGCATTAAAGGGTGCGTTAGACAACATGGGAAAAGGTATAGAAACTGGATTAATGAAAATAGTTGATACCGCAGCCCCAGGCGCTACTGCGTTACTCGCACTAGAAAAAGGTGCAGTTCGAACTCCAAAAATGGAACTGATGTTTGAGGGTATTGGAAGAAGAGAATTTTCATACGAGTTTACTTTCATACCAAAAAGTGAAGCCGAGGCACAAACAATAAAAGATATTGTATATCAGTTTAAGTTTCATATGGCATCTAAATACGCAGATGATGGAACTTTTAGAGAAATGGAAATACCGAGTTTCTTCAACATAAAATATATGCACAAGGGTTCCGAGAATACTCATCTTAATAGGATATCTACATGTGCATTAGAGGGTTTAGACGTAAGTTATGGTGCAGATAGGTTTGTTGCATATGAGGGTGGTGTTCCACAAACAACAAAAATTTCTTTAAAGTTTAAAGAAATGGAAATCATTACCAAAGCACAAATTGAAGAGGGATTTTAAAAAATGTATTTCGCACAATTTCCTTTAAATATTTACGACTCTGTTGGAGATGAAAACTATAAACTTGTAACTAATTTATTAAAACGAGTTACGATTCGTGCTAAAGTAAAAGCAAACACTTTGTTCTTTGACACTTATGATGTTAGAGAAGGCGAAACTCCTGAGATGATTGCAGACAAGTTGTATAATGACCCAGAGCTACATTGGATAGTTCTTATGGTTAATGATATTACTGATAGGTATCATCAGTGGCCAAAGAACCAAAATCAATTTCTTACTTATATTAATGACAAGTATACTAATATCAGTGGAACGCATCACTACGAAATAAATCAAACTTCGGGTGATACCACAATAAAGATTAATATTGGAACGGATAATACAGATTATCCAACAGCAACTTTAATCACCAACTATGAATATGAAGAAGAACGTCAAGATACACTAAGAAAAATAAGACTTCTTAGTCCAGAATATGTTACTGATTTTGTTTCAGAATTTAAATTGATTATGAAGGACAATGGATAGTGGCAGATGCATTACAGGGCGCTGGTGATTTTACTGTTGACGAATTATCTTTAATTACTACAACTGGACTTAAAGTTAACCTCATACCCAATGTTGTAAAATTAACAATATTTGAAGACATAAATCAAAGTTGCATAAGCGGCACAATAACAATACAAGATTCGATGAATCTATCTTCTCATGGCCCAATCATAGGACAAGAATTCTTGTCTATGAAAGTTAGAACTTCATCTGTTCAAGATGATGATGGAATTATAGACTACACTGAAAATTTACTTGCAGTGCATTCTTTAACTGCGAGAGAAAAAGTTGGTAATAATGTTCAGATATTTAATTTAAGTTTTGTTAGTATGGAGTTGGTTAGAAATCAAAGAATCAAAGTAAGAAAAAGTTTTACGTTGCCGTGGTCTGATATTGTTTTATCCATGTTGGTTAATCAGTTACAAACTAAGAAAAATATTTTTGTAGAAAAAACTGTTGGTGTTAAAAAATACATTGCACCAAACGTAAGACCATTGGACGTTGTTAATACTGCTCGTGACCAAGCAGTCGCAATATTTAAAAACTCTCCAACATACATGTTTTATGAAACTCTCAAAGGGTTTAATTTTAGAACCCTTGCAAGTTTGTATAATGAAAAACCTTTTATGGAGTACACTACATTTGAATCGGGTGCGCTTGTTGGTAAGAACGGTGTAATTGATGTCATTAAAGATTTAAATAATGTTCTTGGATATGAAATCTTAGCAAACAATGACACACTATTAAATTACAGAACTGGTATGTATGGTTCAGAGCTTATAAAACACGACATTCGCAATAAATCTATTTCAAGAAAAATATATAATTATCACAATAATTTTAAAAATGAAGATCATATTGTAAAGGGTGGTACAGAGGATATAACTGAATATCCTCTAGCAAGTTCTGTTGCGTTAAATCCACAGGGACAAAGAGTGTCAGATTTTCCTGCAAGAACATTTGTTGTGCCAACTTCACTCAATAGTCGAAGTGATGGTCAACACGCAACACCTGATAACACATATCCATATGAACCATATGGTGCAGAGAAGTGGTTGCAGAGAAGAACTTCACAGATGACACAAATTAAATCTGGACTTAGTGTTAACATATTATGTCACGGCAACACTTATATAAATGCTGGACAAAAGGTAACACTCAATCTTCCATACACAGCTGCACTTAAAGCCGCAGGTGGCGAAACAAATGATAGATTTTACAAAGGTTCATTTTTAGTAAAAAATATACGACATGATTTTGAATTTGACAAATCACCACAAAAACATAAAATGATTATATCATTAGTTAAAGATTCTATAGAAGAATCATTAGACGTTTCATCTGATAATTATGAACCATTTGCAGAAGGAGATATCACTATTATTAAACAAAAGGAGGACTATGACGGCGTAGAAATAAAAACTGTACCGCCAGGGATTTTTGGGGGTATAACTACATCAGAATAATGTTATTCAATTTAACCGAAACGAGGACAAATCAATGGCTCAGAAATCAAAAAATTTACTCAAAAAGAAATCATTTTTAAAGCAAGAGAGAATCATATCCCCATTATCTGAAAATGATAAATATGCAATAGACCTCATAGTAAATTATAAAAAAGAGCAAACAGGAATTCAAGATGAAGACATTCGACGAACTACAAGAGGGAGTCTACGATCCCAATATATTTAAAGCTTTTTTCCTAGCAGGTGGCCCTGGCAGCGGCAAATCATACGTTGTCAGGAAAACCACTGGTGGAACTGGACTCAAGGTAGTTAATTCAGATGATACATTTGAGAAACTAATCAAAGATGCAAACCTTTCACTCAAAATGCCTGAACGTGAAACTGCACAAAGAGATCCACTTTTTAAAAAATCAAAAGAGCTAACTGGAAGAAAACAAGACAACTACGTTGAAGGTAGACTTGGACTTATCATAGATGGCACAGGAAAAGATTTTGATCTTATTTCTAGTCAGTCTAATGAACTACGTCAACTAGGATATGACACCCATATGATATTTGTTAATACTTCACTTGATATTGCATTACAGAGAAACGCAAATAGACCTCGTAGTGTACCAGAATCCGTTGTGATTAAGTCGTGGAAATCAGTACAAGCTAACATTGGTAAATTTAATAACCACTTCAAATCAGAAATGATTATTGTGGATAACAATAAAGCTGATGAGGATATAATTAAACAAGTGTACAAACGTATACAAGGTTTACTTAAAAAGAAAATTAAAAATACCAGAGCAAAATCTTGGATTGAAATGGAACTGGCGAAGAAGAAACGATAGATTGTGGAAGACCTAATACTCACAGATTCGGCTGCTCATAAAGTTCAAACACTAATTGATGAGGAAGGTGACGATAACCTTATGTTAAGAGTGTTCATTTCTGGTGGTGGGTGTTCTGGTTTTCAATATGGGTTTACCTTTGACCAAGAAGAAGGTGATGGTGATACAGTCGTAATCAATGGAAAGGTCAAATTATTAGTAGATCCTATGAGTGTGCAATACCTTATGGGAGCAGAAATAGACTACAGTGAAAGTATAGCAGGTTCACAATTCGTAATCAAAAACCCTAATGCAACGACCACCTGTGGTTGTGGATCCTCTTTTTCTGTATAACTCCTTATAAATCAACAACTTAGCAAGCTAAAATAAAGCTTGACAAACCTTGCCCTACCCCTTATAATGGTAACATAAGATGAAAAAAGAGAGAGAATTGGTCTATGGCCAGAATTAGTGAAAAAAAGATGAACAGTCAAATGAAGATTGATACTGCGAAAGCATCAGCTCCCAATGTGCCAGGCGATACTTGTCCAACGATTAATTATGTTCAAGAGATTATTGACCAAATTGCTGAACGAGGTGATGATTGGGCATCAAAACAATCTGACGTTATTAAAGAACTTTTAGAGTACGTGCGTGACTCAAACTATGAATTACGCAACTCATCTAAATATTGGTACGATGAGTATAAAAAATCTGTATGATTAAAATTTGCCTTGACAAACCTTGTCTGGCTTAGTATAATGGTAACATAAGATAAAAAAAAGAGAGAAGTTATGACTGTTTTTATTAAAAAAAAGTTTGAAACTGTTGATGATGGTATTGAAAATCTGATTGCGGCTGCAATCTATGATTACTCTGACCAAGATTATCGCATTGACGACATTAACGAGGGAATGAATAAAAAATTTGCAGATGGGTTTGTTGTTAAAAAAGGCAAGAAATACATCAAAATTATATCAGACTCTAGTGCTTGGGCATTTGTTGTCAACACTGATGATGACAAGTTGTTTAAGAGGGGCGACCTTTTGAAGTGTGCTGGGTGGGCTGCTCCTGCTCGAAACAAACCAAGAGGAAATGTCCTTGAGGGTGGATATAGAATCGAGTGGACAGGCCCACAGTATCTTTAAAATTTACTTGACAATGTGTGTTATGTTTGATATAATGTATATAGAAATCAAAAGAAGGAGTGTTACGCATGAGTGAAATAATGGATAGCTTATTAAGACATTATATGAACCAAGATGTTGCAGTACTTCACTTTAATCAAGAAACAGAGAAAACAGAAGTTGTTGCATATGTTTCGGTTAACAAAAATCTATCTGATAACAAAAAGTTAGAAATAGCATTTGAAAAAACTAACAATATTGATTGTGCGTGGTGGGAAAACAAGGAAGTTGAAAAGGCGTTCAAAAGTGGAGTTTGTCGCAGCACTTCAGTTGGTGATGTGGTTAGAATTGAAGATAAAAAATATATGTGTATTCCAAACGGTTGGAAGAAAATAGATAATTATCCTACATCTGAAGAACAAACAGAGTGGTGGAGAATGAGGGAAGAAGTATGATACGTTTTGCAATAGGTTTGTTTTTACTTATTGGACTAGCAGGTGGATTGGAACAAGAAACTGTAAATTACAGTGAGTTCTTTTTATACGCTGGTATTGGATTGATATTAATAATTTGGCCAATGCCAAAATTGATGAGGTCATAAAATGATAAAAGCATTACTAATCGTGACAGCAATGTCTAATGGTGGTTTTGATTACAAAACCGAAATGCCAAGTATGGAGTCTTGTATGGCAGCCAGAACGGCGGTTGAACAACAAAACACTGAAGTAAAAACTTTGTGTGTTCCTTACAACAAGGAAGCTCCTGAGAAAAAGATGCTTGGAGTTTTTAATCTATTCTTTGATTTGATAGAAAGAGTAGAACTGTTGGACGATGGGGGAGCATGTGTTAAGGAAGGATTATAAATACAAGTATATGATAACATTAACAGCATTAGCAAAAGAATACCTAAAAAATGCAGCCAATAACGGCTATGTTACGCTTGGTGTAAAGTCAGGCGGTTGTAATGGATTTGAATACGTGTGGGGGATTGCAAACGAAGATACTCGCAACCAACCACGAATAGAACCTGTTGAGGGATTCTTATTAATAGACCCCGAAGCAGAAACATACCTTGTTGGAAGTCAAGTAGATTATATTACTGATCTATCTGGTTCATTTCTCAAGGTTTCAAATCCGTCTGCAACATCATCTTGTGGTTGTGGAGAAAGTTTCGGTGTATGAATATAGCTGTAAAATTGTAAAGGTAATCGATGGAGATACTGCTGATGTGGATATCGACCTAGGCTTCGGTGTCTGGTTAAAGAAACAGAGAATACGTTTCTATGGTATTGATACACCAGAAAGTCGTACCTCTGATAAAGTAGAAAAGATTTATGGACTGATGGCAAAAGATGTTGTATTACATTTCTTACCAGTTGGTTCAGCACAAACGCTACGCACAAAACAAGATGACAAAGGAAAATACGGAAGAATTTTAGGTGAGTTTGTTATACATGATGCAAAGACAGACTCCCAAATGACGATTAACGATTGGATGATACGAGAGCATCATGCGGTTGCTTACTTTGGACAAAGTAAAGAAGATATTGAAGATGAACATATTGTGAACAGGAGTTTAGTAGAGAGTGATAAAAATATATGATGATTTCCTAGATGATGATCTGTATGATCGATTAGGAAAAACTTCCATGACATTTTCAAAAGTGCAATGGGTTGGCAAATATGCTGAACCAGAAAATGCATTCCATGAATTTGTAAAAAAGATATACTTACACGCATATCCAAATGTGCTTGATGGTGATGAAATTCTAGGTGCAACTGCATGGTGGAATATTCGACCAACTAATCCCAAAGCGCACAATGATAGGGTATCATATTGTACAGTTGATGGTGTAGACTATACGCCAACAGCTGTTCCTGAGCAAACATTTATATACTACTTGAGGGCGCCTGACAAGGGCGGTCGTTTAGATATCTATACACAACCACCAATTACAGATGTTAAGATCGGCAAAGAGCAATTCTTTTCGTGGGCAGACCACCAGACAGATTCTATTGCACCTGTTAACAATCGACTAATCTCATTTCCCTTTGATATGACCCATGCGGTACAATCTTATGAAGGCAATCGTGTGTCTCTCGGCGCTATCTTTTGGAATAAGTTGCCTTCTAACTATGGTGAGACAAATCCTATGATTAACACAAGCTATGATAGACCGTGGGAAGTTGATTCAAACAAAGCAGGCACTAGAGAATTGACTGAAAAAACTATATTGGGAGTCTTATAATAAGATGGCGAGGACACACAAAAAAGGCGAAAGGAAAAAACAATTGCAAATGCAAACCATGCCTGCGATTAAGTTAGGGTTTGCTCAGATGGACTTAGATGACGTAAATGTAATCAATAGTTACATTGATAATAATCTGCATAAGATGCCAGACCATTCGAGCTCATTAGTAGGACAGATAAAACAAGACAAGCGTTCTGCACAACCAGAGTTTCCACTTGATGATGAAATGCCCAAACAGTTAGGAAACTACTTCATAGGACTTGCAAAAGAATATGCGAGTGAACATCCATTGCGTCAAAGTATACGAGAAGGTATTGGAGAAAATGAGGAATACCGCATCAATAAAATGTGGAGCGTACATAGTTACGCTGGTGATTACAATCCTATGCATGAACATGGAACGGTATCTGGTAGAGGTGTATCTATAATTGTGTTTCTTAAAGTACCACCACAGATAAAAAATAAAGGAACACCAACACAAACAAAAAACTCTGGAAGAACAGATGGTGTTACACAATTCATATGGGATATGAACAGCTCATATGACGCACCACGATTTAAACACCCCACGTATGCTCATGTATACCCAGAGGTGGGAAAAATATGTGTGTTTCCTATTTGGTTACACCATCAAGTATCACCATTTTTCGGTGATGGCGAACGTAGAACAATGTCTTGTAACATTGACATTATTAACTACGCATAGAATGTTGTATTTATGTCACACGTATGGTTTAGAAGATACATTCGACATAAATAACAGGATAACTTAAATATAAAAGGAGAAATTAATGAACCATTATTTAAAAACAGGAGTGATTGCATTTGCACTAACTCTAGGAAGCATCTTTTCTGTAAGTGCTGACGAATCAGCACCAAAAGTAGAAGAAGCACCAGAGGTGGCTGCGTTTGCAGTTTCATCTAATGTCACCCTCGCATCAGAGTATGTGTGGAGAGGAGTGGCTCAATCCAATGAAGACCCAGCAATACAGGGTGGATTCGACATTTCACATTCATCAGGATTGTATATAGGAACATGGGCATCAAGTCTGGAATTTAATTCAGCCAAAACAGATGCTGCCAGTACAGAAATAGATATCTATGCTGGGTACAGAGGACAGCTTGCAGGATTAACCTACGATGTAGGTTATCTACGTTATATCTACGCAGAGCAGAACGAAGACAATTCTGCTGACTATGGATTTGGCGAGATTTATGCATCTGTAACAAAATCACTAGACAGTCTACCATTATCACCATTAGTACAGGTTGGCGTTAACGTCAGTCCAGACTTTTATGGTGAAGATGGACTTGGTGTATACGTTTACAAAAGCGTATCAGCAGGACTTCCTTTTGGTATCATAGGAAATTTGACTACTGGTTATCAAGATGTCGAAGGTGACAAAACAACAGCTGCCGGATATGACTACTGGCATTACAGCATAGGTGCTTCAAAAAGTATTGGAAACCTTACAGGTAGTGTTACATGGCATGACGTTGGAACTGATGACTACTGTACATCTTCTAAAAACTGCGAGGCAGTGGTATTTGCTATCTCTGCAACATTCTAAATTTAGACTGAAAAGACTAAATATGGTCTAAAATGACTGAAAAATGGGGAATCTTTACGGATTCCCCATTTTTATTTTAAAATCCTCAATAAAATCAACGACTTAGGTGCTACGATAGCCCTTGACAAACCTTGCCACAGACCTTATAATGGTTATATAAGATGAAAAAAGAGGTAAATTCTTGAATCAAGTGACCACGATTGGTGGAACTAAAAAACAGCGTAAACTTGCAGAAGATATTGTATGGTATTGTATCTCTGAGTTGATGCCAAGACATTCGACTCTTGATATAGAAGTCCTATTGACCAAATGTCTAGACGAAGAGGGTGCGTATGGGTTCTGCATTTCGGGAGCAACTAATCGTGAGTTTACAATTGAAGTTGACAAACGACTACCCAAGTTTAAAAATGGTAATCCAAACGCATCTGGGCTCGATATGTTTTGTAAAACAATTTGTCACGAAATGGTTCACGTTTGGCAGACCGCCACAGGTCGTATGGTAGATCGTGTATATCCAGTGAAACTTGGTTCTCGCAAATTGTGGAAAACCAAAGATGGAACTCTCAAAGATTTTACAAATACTTCATGGTCAAAACAGCCTTGGGAACGACAAGCAATAAGAATGGAGAAAAACCTGCTCGCAGGATTTCTTAATCATGAAAAATAACTGGACAAACATAAAATATACTGACATGAAAAATGTCGTGAGAACAGGTTATTTGTGTACCAGAATTATAGATGAAGATGCAGATTACGGATTGAGCTCAGAAACAAAGATTGGGTCAATCATTCCCTCAATATCTCTTCATATATCTAATGAGGGCGATGGTATGAGGTATTGTGCTACCAGAAGGATGGACGATACCATAAGAAACACTCACAATACATACTTTAAGAAACTATCTGAAGCAATGATATGGATAGAAGAATACGAAGAACAAGAGTCTTGACAAATGATGCTGAGTTTGTTATTATAGACGCAATGATAAAAAGGTTATTATGAACTTCTACACAAATGTAATTCAATACGGCAACTTTCTTTTGGTGCGTGAAGTCAAGAATGGCGAACGCAACCTAAACAAGCGTGTCAAATACTTGCCTACGTTGTATGCTCCTGTAAGGGAAAAGACACCATATAAAACACTAGACGGTCAATACGTCACAGACATAAAATTTGACACCATCAAAGAAGCTAAAGAACATGTTGAGGCTTACAAGTCACAACCAAAGCTTGTCTACGGTAACACTTTACACCCATACAGCTATATCGCAGACCAATACAAAGGTCGTGTAGAGTTTGATATGGATCAACTGATGATGGCAACTATCGATATTGAGGTCAAATCAGAGAATGGATTCCCTTCGCCGACTATTGCAAAAGAAGAACTGATATCCATCACCATCAAGAACCACCAATCCAAGAAGATTGTGGTATGGGGTGTAGGTGACTTCGTAACAGATCGTGATGATGTTTCATATGTCAAGTGTGAGAGTGAGGTACATCTACTCAAAGAGTTTATTGTATTTTGGGAACGACACTATCCTGATATCATCACAGGCTGGAACACAGAGTTCTTTGATATACCTTACATATGCAATCGAATCATTAACCTGTTTGGTGAGGATGAACTGAAACGATTATCGCCTTGGGGTTCAGTACGAGAGAAGTCTGTCTATAAGATGGGAAGAACACAACAAGCATATGATATTGCAGGGATCGCATCGCTCGACTTCATGGCACTATATCGTAAGTTCACATACACAGCACAAGAATCCTATGCTCTTAATCATATCGCATCTGTTGAACTTGGTGAACAAAAGGACGGCAATCCCTTTGAGACATTCAGTGAATGGTATCAGAAAGATTGGCAGTCGTTCATTGAGTATAACATACAGGACGTTGAGATTGTTGACAGGTTAGAGGACAAGATGCGTCTGGTCGAACTGTGTCTCACTATGGCATACGATGCTAAGGTTAACTACATCGATGTGCTAGGTTCGGTTAAGTATTGGGACATTCTTATCTACAACTATCTGCGTGAAAGAAACATTGTCATACCGCAAAAAGTATCTCAAGAGAAATCAGAGAAGTTCGAAGGTGCGTATGTCAAAGACCCTCAAGTGGGTATGCACAAATGGGTGATGTCGTTTGACTTGAACTCACTGTATCCTCATCTAATCATGCAGTACAACATATCACCAGAGACATTGATTCCCAGCAAACCAGAGACAGGGCTGGTAGATAAGATGCTCGAAGGTAAAGCACAGAATAACACTGAACACTGTATGACCCCTAATGGTGCGTTCTTTCGTAAAGACAAACGTGGGTTTCTTCCAGAACTAATGGAAACCATGTACAATGACCGTACCAAGTACAAGAAACTTATGTTGCAAGCATCACAAGAGTATGAGAACACCAAAGACCCTAAGTTGTTGAAGGATATATCCAAGTACAACAACATTCAGATGGCAAAGAAGATATCTCTTAACTCAGCTTATGGTGCGATTGGAAACAACTACTTTCGATACTATGACCTTATGATTGCATCTGCAATCACTACATCAGGACAACTATCTATTCGATGGATTGAGAAGTCTCTCAACATCTATCTTAATAAACTATTGGAGACAAAAAATGAAGACTATGTTATTGCTTCGGATACAGATTCGGTATACATCACTTTTGACCGATTGGTTGATAAACTGTTTGGAGAGGGAAAAGAGACTAGCACCATTGTCAACTTCTTGGATAAGATTGCAAACGAGAAGCTGGAACCATTTATTGAAAATAGTTATAAAGCTCTTGCTAAGGTAACGAACGCATACGAACAAAAGATGGTCATGGCGAGAGAGGTTATCGCAGACAAGGGTATCTGGACTGCAAAGAAACGATACATTCTCAATGTCCACGATAGTGAGGGTGTACGATACAACGAACCCAAGCTCAAGATCATGGGTATCGAAGCAGTCAAGTCATCTACTCCAAAGGTGTGTCGGAACAAGATTAAAGAAGCACTCAAGATCATAATGAACGAGG